CGGGTGTTGTAGGTCTTTGCCAATCTCTAAGTTCAATATTTTTTTCTTCTTTGTACCAATCTCTTACTAATGACCAACAGTCAGTTATACCCCAAACCCATTCTCTGCCGATAATTGGAGCTTTATATCCTTTTGGTTCGCAATATCCCCATTGTTCTGTTTTTGGATTAACAATATACCAAGGTAAATTTGATCTTTCACAGCTAACTAAATCTGCCTGACTAGGAGTTGGAGGTGTAATTGGATGACTATGAATAATGGCTGTTATCTCTCCTATATTATCTGCCTTTACATAATCTTCTGGATCAAGAATAAAGCATTGATGATTTGTCATAGATAGATTACGACAAGGATGATACCTTTCTTTGCCTTTAATATTTAACAACAAACCACAAGATTCTTTAGGATCTTCAACCTTTGCATGACTAAGAGCAGCTTCTTTCCACTCATTCATGGCATAAACGTACCAATAGAAGGAAATAATTCTTTAGTGCATACTCTCAAAGGTATTCGTATGTTTGCCAGATCAAAAGCAGCAGCTAATTCAAATTGAACAACGGCTCTGTTTTCTGCTGATTTTCTATCAATTTTGTATATTTCTTTTGCGTATTCTGCTGTAGGGTCTGGTGTTCCATACGGATTTGTATTACCTGTAAAATTCACAGCGTCTAAAAATCTTGCTAATGTTCTAACTCTTGTTACTACAGCACCAGTTAAATCATTTCCAGGGGTTACAACATTTACATTTAATAAAATAGCTGTAATTAAATTTGTGACATTACTTATTGTTAGTGTAGGTCTGGGTAATTGACCATTTGCATATTTAAATCCATCAGCTTCTAAAGGTACAGCAATATAAGTATTTCCATTCCAGACTATATTTCCGTTAGAATTAGCGTTTCCATAAGCTATTGGATTACTACCATCGTGAAATCTGTATGTAGTAGCTGATCCATGTAATGCTGCATCTGTTGTCAGTTCAAACATCTCAATAACTGAACCAGGATTTATTGATTGGGTTTCAGATACAGGTTTTGCCATTATGGTTCAAATACTTGTATGAAAGTTACATTTATTCTGTTTCTATTAAAATCAAATATTTCTTTTGTAAAAGAAGGACATACCCACTTATAAGTTACTGTTTCGTCAGGAGGTGACCAATCAAAAGATGCTCCATCAACTTTTCTTGCTTCTAAAAAGTTTTCTATTATGGCTGCGTCTGTATTATCTTCATTGAAAACTAGACTCCATTGTTTTGCATTCTGATTCAAACCAAAAGTAAATCTTTGCTGGTAGCCATCACCAAACTGAACTGTTCTAGTATTAGTAATATCAGTTTTGTTTGCAGAAAAAACAGGGTTATAACTAGGAAAAGTAGCCATTATCTTAATAAACCTCCAGGTCTTCTTTGTTTAATTAATTCTGATTGTATCGCTGCTGAAATAACTCTGCCAAGCTCTTTTCCTTGCTGCTCATTGCTTTGAACTGACGATCCAGAAGCATCTACATTTACACTAATGTTTGTACTACCTCCTCCAGCTAATTTATCGTTGGGTATTATTGTTCCTGATCTTTTTGGTACGAATAGTTCTGGTCCTTTTTCTCCCACTACAAAACTGCCTCCTGTTCTAACTGGTCCACCTTTTGATCTAGTTCCTAAAATAGGTAAACCACCGAAGCCAGGAATCTTAGATAATAATGTATTCACACCAAGTCGTATAAGAGAGGAACTTAAATCATTTAAGATCGATTTAGCTGCATCACCTAAAGTCTTTGTACCTTGTATAGCAGCAGTTAAATTATCACTAACACCAGAAGCAATAGATTCTCCAATTATTTCAAAGTTACTGCCTATTTTTTCACTCAGTTCAACTTGCTTTTCAAGTTTATTATTTAGTTCTATTGCATTACTTATTGATTCAATGTCTATCTCCATTATTCCCATTCCTTTGTCTAATCTTTTTTGAATTTCTGCGTCAAGTTGTTGAGCTAACTGTACTTCCTCAAAGTTTCCATCCAATTTAGCTTGCAGTAGCTCATTTTCTTGTCTTAATTTTTTACCCGCAGAACTTTCTATTAAATTTAAATTTTTCCTTCTAGTTGCAATATTATTGACAACAACCTCTTGTTTTCCTAATTCATCCAGTTCTGCTTTTAATGTTTTAATTCTATCCTGTCTACTTTTAGCACCACTTCTTCCACCACCTGTTGTATTCTGCAATCTTTCAATTTCTTCTCTACGTCTTACTATTTCTGGATTATCGCTTCCTGCTATAGCCCTATTTCTTTGAGATTTTTCAGCACCTCTTGTTAATCCCAAAAATCTATCTACAGCACCAAACAATCCAGCTAAAGCAGATTGCATCTTTGTCATAGCTATAGAAAATTCACTTCCGATTAATCTTGTACTTTCACCAAATTCTCTTAATTTTTCAGTAGCCTCATCCCCTATTACTCTACGCATTTCATCTACGGCTGCATTAAAAGCTGCCTGTTTTCCTTTAACCTCTTCTATTAGTTCAAGTCTTTTTTGTTCTTGAGTTCCTACCAATCCCAAAGATTGTGATAACGCTTGAATATTAGGTGTTATTGGACTTAATGCTTGCCCTAATTGCGATACAGCAGTTACAGCATTTTGGATTGATTGGACTGCTGCTGTGGCTGCGATACCTCCTGCAAAACCACCCATTTGGCCGAACATTCCACCGATACCGCCACCTAAAGCTCCTGCTGCTGCTACTGCTGGACCTTGACCAAATAACAGAGGAAAACCACCACTAATAAGAGCACTTCCAGCGTCAAACCCTCTAGTCGCACCTAAACGACTAGCTATTCCGCCAAGTGGATTATTTAAACGAGTTCTTCTTCCTGTTACATCTCTTGATTGCCTGTCTGATAATCTACTGAACGGACCTTGAGGTGGTTGAAATATTCCAGGTTCTTGTGGACCATACTGTGATGCTAAAAACTGAACATTTTTTCCTGTTATTTTAGATACTTTGCCTAAATTTCTTACGCTCTTATCTAATTGCTTTATGCCTCTAACTGCTGGCCTTAACATTTCAGTGCTAGGAAGAAGTTTAGCGTTTATTTCTTTTTGTTTATCCGCACTTATAACTCCTTCTGCCTTACCAGCTAATCTATTGGCTTTGCCACTTAAACCCAGTAACCCTACACGATCTCCAGCAGTAAGCTCTGTCGAAATTGGTTTTATTTTAGATCTAGCTTCAGAAGTTTTTACTGTAGCAGCAAGAGTTTTTTCAGCTTCTATAACTATTTTTTTCCTTTCTTCAACTTCTTTTCTTAAAAGTTCTATATCTCTAGTATCTTTACCTCTACCTATCTCTTCTAATTTAGAGATAGCATCTTCTAGTTCTAAATTCTTACCTTTTAATTTATTTTTTGCTCTTATAGCTCTATTTGATTGTCCTAAAGCTGTATTTTGTAGTTTTAAAAGAGCTAATTCTTCTTTTAATGGCTCGGCTTCAGAACCACCGCCTCCACCGCCACCTCTACGGCCACCTCCTCCTCTTGCTCCTCTGTTTAATGCGTTTACATTTCTACTAATACTGGATAATTTAGCCTCTAAATCTGTTACCTGATCCAGATTTTTTACACTTACATTTATCTCAGCGTTATATGCCACGATCCAGTAAAAATTGAATATTTATCCTATTTTACATTAAATAAACTGATTAGCACTATCTCCTGCGTCTTATTTTTTCAAACTCTTTTTCTTGCTCTTCGTTTATTACTTGAAAGTATGCACTCCAGCCTATAAGTTCCTGTTCTGTCATTTCGCCTATTTCTTGGAGCGTTTTGCCTAATTCTTTAGCTACTCCAAACTTGAGCATCATCCAGTTATCCTTTTTTAACTGGCTGGCTAGGATTTTGGGTCTATTGTTTCTTCCTCCTCTGCATTTATTACTGCAAGCATAAGAGATTGAAGATCGCTGTCCTTGACTTCGTTTTTAAGAACATCTATTTCTCCTGCGTTGAATAGTTTTGTTCCGTTTTCGTCTAATGCTTTATTTATTAATAATTGTAAAGCAAAGCCATTTGAGTCATCGCTTCTTACTTGCCTTTGTGCCCTTTCACGCTCTGCCATTGTTAAAGGAGTTACATACATGACGAAGAGCGATCCATCGGATAGGGTTACTTCTTTTTTGATTGGGTCGAGATTCGCAGCTTTTCTAAGTCTGTCGAGAGCGTTCATTGTCGCCATAAATTTCGTATTGTTTTTATTAGTGTACTTCATTATGCAATAAAAAACCTCGGATTGACCGAGGTTCATAATAATTAATAACTGCTAGTAAAATATTATGCAGTCTTAGATAGGTCGAATGTAGGAGCAGCACTAGGTCTGAAGGCTATCTCTACAACCTGTCCATCATCTGGGTTTACGTTGAAACTTGCAGATGTAAGAATGATATCCGCTAAAATTGATCTACTTGCGGTTTGATCTACGTTAGCACCACTCATTTGACGATCAATATACAGTCTTACCTTTGCACCAGCTTGCTGACGTTGGATAACATCTTCAACCATTCTACTAGAAAGAAGTGTGTCATCATCTGTTGAGTAAACACTAGCAGAACCACTACCATCAGCGAAACCTGAGATGAAGGTTCTAAATGGTGCGGTTTGAGTAACAGTTTGACCAATACTTGTTACGTCAATTTCTGCTCT